TTTTATGTGCCATTATTTAAATCTTGATGTATTGGTATAATTAATAGAACCAGAAGAACCAGCAACAGCAATGGTATCAATTTCCGGTGTTATGTTTAAGAAATTAGTATCTATTGAAATCAATTGGTCTCTTTTGGGTGCTAAATCTAATGTATTTGGTATTACTGTTATTTTAATTTGATTTGTATTATTAGGTCTAAAACTATGTAATGTAACTTTTCCTATATTAGGTTCAATTAATCCTGCATCATTATTAACAATAATGTTTTGATTGTTTACGACTTTATAAATAATTACTTTTCTATTTTCTGAACCAGCTATTACAATATCACCAAAATAATATTCACCTGTAGGGTCAGTGGCCAATCCAAATGCAGATGAATTTAATGTATATGTGATCGAACCACTTGATGTATAAATTGGAGCTACAAATGTTAAGGTAAAATTTTGTAATTCCATATTTCCATTTGAGTCCTGTGTCGGAGTAATATTTTGAAACATTCTTGGTCTTACAATTGTATTTAATACTGATGGGTCAGAATTATCTATTGCTCTTGTTAATTGCGAATGTCTAAATACACCATCAAATTTATTTAGGTTATTAAAATTATAATCTGATACTGTATCTCTTACTAATGAATCCAATTCAACAGCACTTCTGTCTGTTAGGTTTGGATTATATTTAAAGTTTACATCTAATTCCAAATTTGTAAAATTAGGGTCAACAATCTCTGGTGTTATTGAAACAACATTTTTACCTTTTAATATCGAACCAGTAATATCATTTTTTTCTGATTCAGTAAGTGATGCTGAAAGTAAAGGTTTTACGGCAACATAAACCTTTCCATATTCTGGTGGGTCATTATCTTCTCCACCCCATGTTGATATGGAATCAATATTACTAAATTCCTTTTTAATAATTGCTGCATAATCCTCTGATGTTACAGCTCTGTTTTGTGTAGTAAATGTTAACGGTGCATTAAATCTTATTGATTCAAGTGTTTCTTGGTCTGCACCACCTACTGAAGCCGTAACAGTAGTGACTGTTATATTTGAAAAACCTCCAATGTTATCTACCATGGAAAAGGTATTAGCACCATTGGATTCTCTACCTTCAGTTATAATATAATCAACTGTTACAATATTATTATTTGATGGCTTAAATCCTGTAACACCATCGCCGAAATATATTTCGTAATAACCAGAGGAATTTTCTTGTAAATAATAAACTTTACTTGCTGAATTAACATTCCTTAATGATTCGAATGGTGTAAAAATATCAAATGCTTCTTCTTCTTCGTTTGTTTGTACTCTTACTTTTAATGTTGAGGTATCGGCATTAAAATCTGATAATTGAAATTTTTGATTTTCTATATCGTTATCAACCCTATATTTTAATTCTCTTACTGTACCTTCAACTATTACTACATTAGAAAATGCATATTGAACATAATTAACATTCTCAATAACAACAGCAACTCCAACTGCCTGTTGTTCCTCAAAAACAACATATTGAAATTCTGATGAATCACTAGGTAATAATGTATTTAACTTTGCTCCTCTAGGTACTGTGAGAGTAGGTGTGGCTTGTCCATCTGCATTAGAAACAAGTACTACAATATTAACAATGGCTCTTGGAGATAATGTGGACCTTGGAGTATATCCTAATAATTTTGCTCTTGTGACTACATTACCACGAATTTGTGCTGAATCAAGGAATGCTTCATTAAGAGAATAGTGAGCATTTAAGGCATTATAATGTGTATTATATGATAAAACATCTAATAGTACACTCATACCAGAGCCATCAAAATCGTAATCATTAAATTCTGATTGTTGTTTGAGATAATTTTTAAGATTTTGCTTTATTTCATCAAAATCTAATTCTGTTACATTTAAATTATTTGCCATTTATCTTAACCTTCTTAATACTATTTCTACTGATTCCTCAGTATCATATTCTTTTATTCTAAATACAACTGTAATCTGATATGAATTTTGTTCTTCTAAATCGATAACATTAATTCCTAACAGCTGTATTCTTGGTTCATGCCTTGTTAAAACATTATGTATTCCATCTTTAATATCAATTCGTGTAATATAATCTGCCGGTTCAAAAAGTAGACCTTTTAAATTAGCACCCAATTCTGGTTGGAATGGTCTATCAAAAAAGTTACTTATCAGTAAATTTCTTACTGCTTGTTTTATTGCATTATCATCTTTTAAAGGTGTTATATCCTTTCGTACTGGATGCGGTACAAAATTTAAGTCAAAATCTCTCCAAGGTTTTTTCTTGGATACAATTCTTGCCTGAGTTAAATTACCCTTAATTGTTTTATCTGAACCTACTAAACTTGTCATATATCTATTTATATAAGTTAATCAGAGGTTTCCGTTGTATTTGGAAGTGGACTCTCTGTATTGTTAATTAATATTTGTACTGAATCTGGTAAATCTATTGTCTTTGGAAACCCAACCAATGTAAGGTAATTACAGAAATTAAATGTAATCCATTGAGTTATTGAACCTAATCCAATTGCATCGAAAAACGATGTTACCTTTTGCATCCATAATTTTACCAAATATGTTTGCCATTCCTCAGTAAATTCTCTTGCTCTTTTTAATAATCTTTCTTTTTGAAACTCTGGTATCTCTACACTATCATCAAATTTACCACCTAGTAAATCTAATAAACTAAATCCAAATATTTGAACCTGTTCTAATTCCTCTAGTGTTTTATCTCTTATTAGAGCTTCTAAATCAATATCTTGTAATCCTGGAAATGATGGTAACCCTAATGAATCCCATATTTCATCGAATAAATCAATAAGGCCTGAAAATCCACCACTCATTAATAAATTCATTTTCTTAGCGACCTCTGACCTAATATAATTTCGTATTGATTCTTTCTTAAAATCTGCAGTATCAAATTTATTCCATACTTTATATTCACTTGGTATTAAATCATAGATACTATCAACTTCATCTAATGATATATTATCCAAAACACTATTTGGATTAGCCAAAAATTCCAATATGTCAATTTGAATACCAAGTATTGTAACATTAAAATCAATTGGAAATAAATCATTAATTAATGATAATATTTTTTGTTGAATATACATAGGATATTCTGATGATAATCGTGTTATCATGATTTCCCATTCTAATTCTGGTATTTCTATCTTCTCAAAATTTGGGTCATATATATCTAATAAAGAACGTATACGCTCAAGCTCATCTTTTAAACTATCTATTTCATATCGATAAGCATGAGTAGCCAAACCACCAAATAGGTTTCTTAAATTTGCCGGCGTTGGTAATAAAACGCCAGGACATTCAATTTGTGGCAATGATATAGCAGGAATAGTCATTATATTATAGTTGTTTTAATATCTGATTTAATTGTTATAATACCATCTGATTCAATCTTTGTTGTACCACTATTTGTAATCGATAAATTATTATCTTTATCAATAGTTATTTTTGCACCTTTTGCATGAGTTACACTTAATGTTTCATCATCAGATGTATTATCAATTTCAATTAAATGGCCTGCTTTTGATTTATATACTTTATTATCTACTGATGATTCCGTTGGTATATCTTGTGTACCGTTTGTTTGTGTAGCAATTGAACCCATTATTATAGGGTCCTGAGCACTTGGTCCATCTCTAAAGAATCCTACGACCCATGAACCTACTTCTAAATGATGATTGCCACCATTACCTTGTATTGATGCTGAAGTAACAGGCATTATTACTGTTGCCCAAGGTAGATGACTCGTTTTTAAAATTGTTGTATCATCTGTATGCCAACCATGGCATCGTACTTTTACACGATTTAAATTATCTGTATCATTTATATCTTCCACTACAGCTGTAAACCAAGTAAAATCTCCACCTATAAATTGGTCACTACGCATTAATCTTTACTCCCACTGAATCTCTCATAATTTCGACTTCAGATAAAAATTCTTGGTCAAAAGTATGAGTAATTTTTTTAATAATATATTTACCTGATATATATGTGTCAATCATACTTTTTGGTTCGCCTAAGTATTCATATGTAGATGATTTAATAACATCCATTTCGATTATCTGGCCAGCCTTCATTTCAAAATCACCAGGTATTGTAATGGTAAAATTTTGAAATAATAATGAATTTTTATGAGCTTCATTTTTTAACAATGTTGGTTTAGTTGGACCATGATAATTATCTAAGTTAAAAGCTTTAGAATTAAGTGATACAAAATAATTTTTACTATTTCTTAATTGGTCATATGTTTGGTCATCAATTTTATCTTTACTATTCCATGGTTGCTCTTTATTTAATTTATGTACCTTATCACCTTTGCTCTTGTTAGTTGTATTTTTTGGATAAAAAAACTTTTCGTATTTTTTCTCTGCAATATCAACAGTATGTAATGTAGAAGCATAAGTACCTCTTGATATTTGAGCCATTTTACCCATACCTAAAGGGCCAGTTATTGTTCTAATTCTTTTTGACTGTTCGTCATATGATTCAGGTGTGCCTACATCATATTTAAATCCAGGTTTAAATTCTAATTTTTTATATACCTTATTGTTTATTAAATTTTTATATGAATCTAATTGTACACCATCTAATATTGATTCCCAAAAATAAAAATGTGTATTATCTTCGAATGCATTTTCTAATAACCAATTTGCTGCCTGGATTGGTCTGATACGTGGATATATTCCTTTAATATTATTTTTACTACTTGTATTAACATTAAATTTTTTTATTTTTAAATCATCTTTACATATTTTTTTTATTAATGTACCTATCGTACCATCAAATGGTTTTACTAGAGTTTTAGATGCATTAATATATAAATGTTCTGATACACATTTAAATTTATAAAATTGTTTTGTTGGTAAATCCTTTACATATCCAAATACTTCTGCAATTCTTAAGTTTAATTCCCATTTAATTTTATTTTGTTCACTATTTTTTATAGGATTTCTTTGAATTGTAATAGAGATTTTTTCATTACCATTAATTTTATGTTCTTCTAATAAGTTAGCACCATCAACTATTTGTATATCCATTTCAAGGAATGGATTATTAATGGATTCTATAATATAAAATCTATTAACAACATTAGATATATCTAATTCTAATCCTGAATTGGTATTTAATATAGCCTTTGAGACTACATAACTGGTTGGTGTGACTGAGTTGCCATCAACAACTCTTGTTGCTCCTATTGCACTACTCATTTAAAAGTTCTTCGAAATCATTTACAAATTGTTCTATATAATTAGGGTCAATATAACGAATTTTTGACCTTTGCTCATTTAATTCAAATTCATAATCACGGTATGTTTGATATGCCAAATCGCTTTGTGGTGTGCCACCAGTTACAAAGACTGCATTACTTACTGGTTTTTTATTAACATCATTTTCAAGGAAATAATAATACGGGGCATCTATATATTTAAAAGCTTGATATGTTGAAACATTATCGTCTGATGTGGCACCAATAATTGATTCAGTTTCGTTTTGTACTAAATCCGGATTACCAATAAAATTACCAGTCACATTCTGTATTACTAATTGATTCATATCAATGTTCTTCTTGGTTAATGTTCCTGACGCACCAGATGTGGCACCAGTAATAGTTTCGCCTAATTGAAATCTACCTGCTATACTATTTTCATGGTCGGTAATAATACCATCTGAATTAGTACGAACGATTGTGTTTGTTGTAATAACATATCCTTCATATTCTTTTGCAAGGTAGGCCGCTAATTGTTCTTGACTCATTGGCCATGCTCTGTAACCATCATGTAAAAAATCATTTACAACAAAAAATGTCCAATAATAATTGGCTGTACCATATAACCTTTGTGATACAATGTCAGGTCTTTCTCCATTTGCTATTTCATAAAATCTATAACCAGATATTTGGTCTAAAAAAGTTGGTAAAACACGAATACTTCTATAAATATCCGTCATTTTTTGATTTGTACCTGTATTTCTAAAATCGTAATCTATTTTTGGAAATTGTTTAAAAAAACTCATTATCCTTCTCCACTAGTCTCGGCTGTTATACCTGCTGAGTTTGGCCTATCTGTATTATATTCCAAGGAACCTTTTCTGTATATATCATGCCTAGAAAGCATTCTGCCTTCAGCAAATGATAATGTTAATTGAGTTGCAGTTGGTGCATAACCATTGCTTGTTTTGTGAAAACTATTTCCTTCTGGGTTGATTTGTAAATCCATACCTGTTAAATATGAATCGTGTATCATAGGCATATATCTGCTTTCTGTATCGCCATTAACACCATCATAAAATCTAATAGAAAAAATTGGTGGATAATGTGCAACAAATCCGTTTACCTCTGGGTAGAGATATTTCCTAAAAAAGTTTTCAACTTGTCTAATGGTCTTTGAATCTTTTTCTGATTCTGGTACAAGAGTAAATGCAAATGAAAATGTTCTTAAATTTACCCCTTCAAATGCTAATGCAGTTTGTGGATTAAATGCGATACCTTTACTTAATGCTGTAGCTCCTGTTAGTGATTGGTCAGCACCTAATTTATCAGCTAGTTTTAATCCTGCAACCTCGAGTTGGTCTCCTTTTAAATCATTAAACCCAAATGTACCATCTGCCTTTTTTACTAATGACTTTGCTGCTTGTATAACACCTAAATCAATGTTATTATACTGTGCACTATCCTGAAATTGTAACCCTGATGGCATGTATAATTGAACATTTTCAAATTCTCCTACACCTTCGCCTTTTTTACTTGCACTAAATCTGATTGTTGGTAATCCTTCTCCGTCGGGACCAGATGTTCTTAAGCTTGGTGGAAATACTATTGTAGCCATACCTTTTTTCCTGTATAAATAAAATAAAACATATATAGGTTTATTTATAATGGCTTACAAAGGGAAATACAAAATAAAGAATCCGGATAAATATGCCGGAAATCCAAATACAGTAGTGTTTCGTTCCTTATGGGAAAGAAATGCATTTCGTTGGTGCGAGGCAAATCCAAAAGTAAAACTCTGGAATAGTGAGGAGATAGTAGTACCATATAAATCAACTGTGGATAAAAGATTGCATCGTTACTATGTTGACCTTTTAATCCAAATGGATAACAAAGAAACATATCTAGTTGAAATAAAACCTAAATCACAAACACAACCACCAAAGAAAAGGTCACGCAAAACCAAAAGATATATTAATGAACAATTAGATTACATTAAAAATCAAGACAAATGGGAAGCAGCTGACGCATTTGCCAAACATAAAGGTTGGAAGTTCCAAGTGTGGACTGAAGAAACTTTAAAGAATATAGGCATCAAAGTACTCTAAAAACCATATAAATAGATTATATGGCAAGTTTATTCGATACATTACAGGCCCAAGCTCAAAGAGCAGGTATTACAGCACGAACTAAAGATTCAAAGAAATGGTTTGAAAAGAAGGTACAAGAGCTACAAATACCGGGCAGAAGTAGAATATTAAAGGATAGTGCACTTGACAGAACGACTAGAACACTACCTGGTAGTATGTATATGTATTTTTATGACCCAAAATATAAGAAAACATTACCATATTACGATAGGTTTCCACTTACAATATTTGTGGAACCAGCAGGTAAAGATGGCTTTTATGGATTAAACTTACATTATTTAAGGCCAGATATAAGAGCAGAATTTCTTGACCAATTAATGAAAACTGCTCCAAATAAGGTAACAGACAAAACAAGATTAGTAAAAATGAGATATAGTTTGTTACAAGGTGTAAGAAAATATAAAGAATTTAAACCGTGTTTTAAACATTATCTAGGTAAACATGTTAAATCACCATTTTCCAGAGTACCAATGACTGATTGGGAAATAGCAATATTCTTACCGACAGAACAATTTGTAAGAAAAGCTAAATCTTCTGTATGGAAGGATAGCATTAGTATAGCGAGAAGTTAATGAGTAGTATCGAAAATTTAAAATCAACCATTAGTAAAAAAGGTGGACTAGCAAAATCAAACAGATTTAATGTAATTTTTACACCACCGTCTCAGTCAATATTAAATATAAATCTTGATAGTATTATAGGTTCAATAATATCAGGTAATTTTGAAAAGGATAATCTAATAAATGACCCAAGAGATATATCTATTTTATGTCAAAGTATAACACTACCGGGTAGAAATATTAGTACCTTTGAACATCAAGATTTTAAACAAAGTAATAAATTTCCATATACATTTATCGATGACGATGTAACAGTATCGTTCCTATTGACAAATGATTATTATATGAGAAAGATGTTTGACAATTGGATGTCAAATATTTTTTCCGCAGATAATTATATCGTAGGATATAAAAATAATTATGCGGTTGATCTAATTATACAACAGTTAGATGAGCAAAATACTCCTGTTTATGGGACAAAGCTTATAAAAGCCTTTCCCACTGCCATTGAAGGTATTGAATTATCTCAGGATGGCCAGGATGTTGTAAAAATGAGTGTGACTTTTGCATATGACAAATTTGTTCCTGAAGGACCATTAAGCAGTACAGGCAGTGGTATCAGGGCAGCACTTGATATATTTGGTTAATATTATATTATAGGAGAATATTATGGCTTTGCCACAATTAAATACAGCGAAATATACCACAATGGTACCATCGCTGAATAAAGAGGTCACTTTTAGACC